TCGGTGTTTTGCAGGCGAGTGCCGGCTTTGGCATCCGCCCAGGTGACTTTGTAATCCACCCCGCTGCGGTTGATCAGCAGCAGATCGGTGTCTTGGTTCTTGGTCTTGGTATCGGCAACGGCAACCCGGTAGTCAGTGCCACCCCGGTTGACCAGGAGCAGGTCAGTGTCTTGAACAGTGCTCATGGCAGCAGGGGCAGCAGGGAAACGTTGTGGCGGGTCAGGTTGCCAGAGGCATCAACGCCAACAGAGCTAACGCCAGTGCCAGCGAGGTTGTTGATGGTGACGGCGCCGGTACTGGAGATGCCCAGGCGCTCCGTAGGACTTGCCGCACCAGCCGCCGTAGTGCTGAAGCCCAGGCGACCTGGCATGACGTCAGCGCCAGGGGTGCCGTCTACAGCAGCTTCAATGAAAGCCGCAGGTGTGTCTACGTCTGTACCGTCAGCTCCAGCAAAAACAATTCGCCCAACAAAGTCTTTGTTCTGCAATACAGTGCTGCCACCTGCTGCAGTGCCGCGTGATTTCCCTATGACAATGCTAGCGGGATTGGTGTCATTCCTGTTAAGTACAAAAGTGCTTAACGCTAAGTCCCCAGCGCCACCTTCAATAAATAGTTGACTCCCGGTATTTGCCTGGAGCCCTCCGCCAATCGCCCGCGCAGCACTCGACCCCACCAGCAGCCTGCCGCTGGAGTCGATGCGGAAGGACTGTGCTGCCTCCGTCATCAATACGCAGCCGCTCTACTCTATTGGTATAAAAGTTAAGACCTCCGAAGCCAGCCAGCCCCACCGAATATGCTTTGGATGTTGGTTGAAAAGTAAGGCCGTAGTCAGCGGTTACATTTCCGCCGGGTGGCGTGAAATTACTGGACACAGTAAATCCAATCCTGCGCCCTGCAACTTGCTCATCAATTTCGATGTTGCCACCAAAGACGGACAACTTTTCACTAGGCGCACTCGTGCCAATGCCTACGTTGCCGCTGGAGTCGATGCGGGCGCGTTCGGTGCCACCCGTGCTGACCGCCAGCTGGTCCGCACCAGGGCTGTAGATGCCGGTGTCAGGGTCGCCAACCACCGCCAGGCCAGGGGCTGCTGCAGTGCCTGCGGACACCGTGACCACATCACCAGCAGTCTTGGGCGACAGCGTGGTGCCGGTGCGGGTCCAATCATCTGCGTCGCTGACTGCCTTCAGCTGAGCCGCGTCAACAACCAACCCAGCCGTACCAGCTGTGATTGCGGCGGCGTCGGCTAGCTGCACCACACCCTTGACGGTGGTGCTGGCATCTGCTGGAGCGGCTGCCTTGAGCTGGGCCGCATCCACAATCCGCCCGGCGGTGCCGGCCGTAACTGCTACGCCATCTGCTAACTGAACGATGCCCGCCTTGGTGGTCGTCGCGGCAGCAACCGTGGGCACGTTGGCCTTGAGCTGCGCCGGTGTCACCGCCCGATTGGTCGCGGTGCCTGCCGTGGCTTCCGCGTCGGTTGCCAGTTGCACCACGCCTGCAGCGGTCGCGCTGGCTGCGTCCACAGTCAGTGCCACGGCGCTGGTGCCGGTGGCGTGAAGTGGTGCGGTCGCCGTCACGGTGGAAACACCAGTGCCACCCGTGGATCCCATCACAGTCCACTCGGCGCCATCCCAGGCGATGACCTCATGCAGCTGAACAATCTGACCGGCTGCACCAGTCCAGCTAGCTGCCAAGGTGCCGGCCTTATTCATCACCCACACATCACCCGTTGCAGGTGAAGCAGGTGCGGCAGCTGTGGGGTCCTTGCTGCCCTTAAAGATCAACGCGCCGGTCACGCTGGATTTCAGTGTGCCGTCGCTGGCAACCGTCAGGCCGGTGCCAACCTTGATGCCGCCCAGTACCGAGGTCGTTGCGGCCGGCAGGGTGTAAGCCGCAGGGATGGTGGGCTTGTTCAGCACCTCCGCGTCAGCGCCTGCCGCTGCGTTCCAATCCGGCTTTACGTTGACCTGAGCGCCGGCAGCAATGCCGTCGAGCTTGGTCTTGTCAGCGCTGCTCATTGAGCCCGCAGCTGAAGCCGTTGCAGCGGCAATGCTGATTGTGCGGGTGGCGCCGCTACCGGTTGCCGTGATCGGAGCAGTGCCCGTGATTCCCGTGATGCCACCACCCGTTGCCGTGGCGATGGCGTCATTGACGACCTTCAGCTGAGCGGCGTCCACCACCCGCCCGGCGGTCCCGGCGGTGATCGCACCAGCATCCGCCAGCTGAACCAGGCCCTTAACGGTTGTAGTCGCATCCGGCGCGGCGGCTGAGACATGCACCAAGTCCCATTTGGTGCCGTCGTAAAGCAACCAATCGCCGGCGCTAACAGCAACGCTCGCTGCACCTGTAAAGCCGGCATTCGTGGTGCCGGTGGCACTGCTGACGTAGAGCCCATCGGTCACCGGTGTGGCTGGCGGCGCTGCCGTCGCATCCAGCGTGCCGGCGTAAGTAATCGCGCCGGTGATGTTGGCACTCAGCGTGCCGTCAGCTGCAATCGACAGGTTGCTGCCAACCTTGACGCCACCCAAAACGGCAGCAGATGCGTTGGGCAACGTGTAGGCACCCGCAGCAGTCACCGCCGATTTCAACTGGGCTGCGGTAACAACGCGATCTGATGCGCCTGAAGTGAGGTCCGCCGCTGCAGCTAATTGGACAATGCCTGCAGCGCTATCGCTGGCGCTAGCTGGTGCGGTATGGACTGGGTTCCAGGTCGTGCCGTTATAGACCTTGAGCACCGGCGCCGTGCCGCTGGTATCCACCCAGAGGTCACCCGCTGCTGCAGTCGTCGGCTGCACTGCACTTGCTTTTGTTCCGCCGGTGGCAACAACCCAAGTCGTGCCGTCCCAAACTTTCAGAACAGGCGCGGTCGGGGTTGTGATATCAACCCACAGCTGACCGTTTTGCGGTGCAGTTGGTGCGGTAGCAGAGGTTGATGTGCCGCCCAAGCGGCGCACCACGTTGGCGCTGTCCTTGATGCAAAGGAAGGGGTCGGCGGCGTTGTAGTTAACGCCGATCTGCCCGACCTGGATGGATCCAGCTGCAGGAAGCTTGCCCTGCACCGTGCTGCGTAAGTGCAGCAACTGTGGTGTTGCCATGGCTATCTAGCCCTAAGCGCCCAGCAAGTGAGCATTACCTACTCAGACTAGGTCCAAGTCCCTTCATCTAAAACGGAGACGTTCACCCACTGGCCGCTGCTATTGAGTTGCAGGAAGTCGCCAATGGTAGGGGCGGTCAGCTTGACATCCAATAGGTCATCCAAATTGCTCACGGTGGAGCCACCCCCGCCACTGGAGAGGGTATCGATCCGCTTCCAGCCGCTGGTCTGGTTGATGCAGAGCAGCCAGTCGCCGGGGTCGTAGGAGACGGAGGGCGTGACGCTGATCGAGCTGGGATGGTGCCACCCACGGTCAGGCCGGCCTGGGTACCGAAGTCCGTGATACCTGTGACGCGGCCGGTGGTGGCGTCAAACAGACCGCCCCAGCGAAGGTTGTCCTGCGAGAGCCGCCCCAGGCCAATAGAAAACCAGCTGTTGCCGTTCCACATCCGCAGGGAGCCGGTGCTCTCCTGGAACCAGAGCATCCCGATGTGCGCCGCAGACGATGTGGCTGCCGGTGCGACCTCCTGGATGTAGGCGACGCTGTAGTCCGCCAGCGCCAGCTGCGGGATGGTGCGGGTGCCGTAGACCAGGGGATCCAGCGTCCCGGTCACCAGCTTCGAGGCTGAGTGGTTGGGGATGTCGGCGTCCGTCAGGCTCGAGAAGCCGGTGATGTGCCCACTGGTGTCGAAAGTGACCTTGGTGGCGGTTGTCGCAGCCACTGTGTTGCTGTGGTTCAGCGTCCCGAAGACATCGACGCTCAGCCCGCTGCCGGGGCGCACCGCGCCGATGTCAGACGCGGTCGCCGCAGGCAAGTCCGCCCCGGTCAGGGCGCGACCACCCGTCACCAGGCCCTTGTCGTTGTACGTGACGATCTGAGCGCCGGTGGCAGCTGAGACCGTGTTGTTGATGGAAAGCAGATCGCCAGTGATGCTCAACCCACCGCCGCTGACGCGCACGGCGCCCTTTGCACCCGTTGAAGCTGTCGGTAGATCGGTGCTCGCAAGCGGCCGGTAGGCAGCGGGTCCACCCGTGATGGCTGGACCTGCCAGGACCTGCCCGCCGGATGTGGTGACGTTGGGGACGGTCGCGATGGTCGCCGTGTCGCCGGTGGTGGTCACCGTGGTGGTGAACACCGGGCCGGCCACCCCTGACACCGAGTTCAGGGATCCCGCCGCAGCGGGCGTTAGCCAGGAGCTGCCGTCCCAGACGTAGACCTTGTTGTTGGTGCGATCGAGCGTCCACTGACCGATGAAGGCGCCGGATGCCGGTAGCCCCACAGTGACGGTGGTGCTGCTGTTGTTCTGCAGGTTTTCGGCAGCGACCGCCTGCCCGGCCAGTTCCAGCGTGGTGATGCTGTTCGGCGGGACCGTGACGCCTCCGCCGACCAACTTGTCGAGGGGGATCGAGTTGCTGTCGATCAGCGCTAGCCCGCGCTGGATGAAATCCTTGGTTGTGATCTTGGCGGTCTCTGACGCCGAAAGATCCGCAACCGCAATGGGGTCCGTTGCCTGCAGTTGGTCGGCGGGCAGTGGTTGCAGCTCGGTGATCTTGAGATCTGACACCTGTACGCCCGCGCAGACAGTCCTTTGAGGAGTCTAGGCGTCGTTCTCCAGAAGAATCCCGCCGTCACCACTCTCCTGGAGCAGCAGACCGCCGTCTTCCTTCAGGAGCAGATCGGGTCGTTGACCCATACGCAGGTGTACGGGGCCGGTGGTCACATACGAGATCTGGCTCTCCACGACAGCTCCGGGCTGGAAGGAAAGCCCGACGTTCGTGATCACGCATTTCGCCTCCAGCCACACGCCCACAGTGTTTGGCACTCCGCCCAAGGGTTGGTATCCCTCCCGCGTCAGGAAGAACCGTCCGTCAAACGACGCACCCTGTTGCACCCTCAGCACCAGCTCTGCGAAATACTGAGGTAGCTCGGAGAATGTGCCGTCGCTTTCGGTCGATGAGCACAGCTCATGCCGGTGGTCCCAGAGGCAGGTGAGAGAGCCCTGGCCGGAGACCAGACCGTTGGCGTAGAAGCGGCGGTGCTCCTCGCCCAGGGTGGTGATGTCCACGTTTTCGCGGGTGGTGGTCATCTCCCAACTGCGGGTCTGCGCGACGCACCGAAACCCCCGTCCGATCGTCTTGACGGAGATCGACTGCGGCACAGTCGGTTCGATCAGGGCGAGAGCGTTGCCGTAGCCGCCGTTGACGGCGTCCTCGAAGAACTCGTAGAGCCGGATGCCGCCGACCTGATCGACATGGCAATACCAGTAACCGTCGGGGTAGTCGTGCCCCGCCACCAGCACCAGTGGCGAGCGGTCCGTGGTGGTGATGAACAGACGGTCGCCGGTGATCAGCGCCTCGGGCTCGAAGTCGAAGGAGAAGCGCCGCTTGGCGACGTTCACATCCGTCGTGTTGAGCACCGAGGTCAGGGGGACATTGAGGCTGTCGCGGCGGATCTCGATCAGCCCCGCGTCGCCGAGGTAGACCGCCATCAGATGTTGACCTCTGTGGGTGCGCCGATCACGCTGAAGGCCACCTGCGCGGACAGCACCGACCCAACGGACATCGCCAGTTCAGCGCTGGTGAGCCAGGCCGACACCGTGATGTACTTGCCCATGGCCGTCCCGTCCACCACCTTGAGCTTCAAGGTGACCCTTTCTGCTTCCGGTGCAACGCCTTCAACCGTTCCGGTGCTGCGGGACTTGATCAGCTTGTTCAGCAGCTTGCTGGCGCTGTTGGACCCAGTGTTGGTGGCGTCTTCTGCGTAGTAGAAGAGGGTGCAGTTGCCGCTAGTGCTGCGCACACCGGGCACGCTCACCTGATCGGTGTCAGCCAGGCTGGTGGCGTCCAGCATCCCGAGACTGCTACTCAAGCTCCAGCCACTCACCCGAGCCGCCTTAGTGCCGTCGATCCAAAGCTCGCCGTGACTACCGGAGTAGAAGCCCATGGATTCGCCCTCTCGGGTTGAGTCTAGGTGTCACATCACACCCAGCAGCTCCACGCTCACGCTGGACACGCCTGGGCGGATGTTGGTGACCTGGGGTGGCTGGCTGTAGCGGTAGGCCGCGGTCGTGGCGGTGCCGGGGCTCAGCGCGCCGCCGCTCCACCCGGTCGTCGCCGAGGACGGCAGGACGAAGCTGCGGAAGGTTCCCTGAACCTCGGCGTAGTGGCTCAAAAACTCCTGAGCGCGGGCGTCAGGGATGTGGTCGAATGAGAGCTGCAGCTTGGCGCCGGTGCGGTTGTCGCCGTAGCGAAGCCGTATCTCAACGCCCGACATGGATGTGAAGCTCTTCACCGGCCAATCGCCTGGGGTGTAGGAGCGGGCGGTGGGTGTTAGCGCTGGGAAAGCCATCAGTAGTCCTCCACGACAATCGCGGACCCTTGGATGTCGCTGAGCATCAGGGCCACTGGGTAGTTGACGGCGGTGACCGACACCAGCCCATCCTCGCCAAGCTCGACGGTATCCACCATGTACTCATCCGTGGTGATGTTGGTGCTCACCTCGCTGTAGAGGGAGCCGAACAGCTCGGCTTGGTCGGTCTGCCCGTCCTTCACGGTCAGCACGGCGGTATCCACGTCCTGCATCCCCGGCTTGTAATACACGATCTCGTGGTCACCGTCCTCCGGTGCCAGGGCGGCGGTGACCTGGCCGGTGCTGGAGATCACGCCGTTGCTGGTGGTGTTGTTGATCGTCTGGGACAGGGCGACCTTGATCAGAGAGCCCGGCTGGACGTTGGCCTCCTCGGGGGCGGTCTGGAAGTTGATCGCGTGAGTGACGCGACGTTTGATCGACATCAGGTATTTCGTCGCGAGCACCGCGTGATCGCGGGTGGTGCAAAACTCGGTGACATCAATAGTCTCCATGGGGATGCTCACCGGCCGGTCGGCCCAACGGAGACGAAGGCTCACCGTGCGGAACAACTCGTTCTTGTTGGCGGTGCGGTAGATGGTGTTGGCCTGGAAGTCCTTGCGCTCGCTCAGGCCCAGGAACTCCAGCTTGAGCGACCCCTCGATGATGTTGTCGGCGGTGAACAACTGAGTGACCGGGAACGAGCCGCCGCCCAGGGGCAGCGCGGGTTCGATCGCGAATCGGCCATTGCGGATCACGAAGTTGCACAGGAAGAACGGAGCGATCTCCGTCAGGTACGAGCGAATGTTCGCCCGATCGACGATCGCACCGTCGAAGTAGAGCTTGTTGGTTGCGCAGAAACTGTCGGCGCGTGCAATGGAGTCGCGGTCGAGCAGCTCAGGATCGACGCTGTCCTTCAGCCCATCGATCAGATACTCCACCAGCTTTGGGAAGCTGTTGGAAGCGCGAGTGCCGGTGTGGATCCAGAGCCGCACCTGATCGATGCTGGTGAAGCTGCGGCTGGATTTGACGGACAGAGCAGCCGTGGACATGTTATCGAAGCTGGGAACACCGGTGGCGGAGGAGCTGATGATCTCGTTGACTGCCACGATTTCGTGCTCGGGGTTGGAGTCACAGCTACGGGTGATCAGGTCTCCGTAATAGCTGACTTCGGAGATCTGCGTGTTGCTCTCAAAGATGCGGGTGCCGAGACCGTCGTTGACGATCGGCGTAACGCCCACGCACGTAGCCGTGTTGGTCGTCTTGATCTCAAATGTGAGGCTTGTGGGGCCGAAGTAGCTGCTCAGGTTGTTGCCGTTGACGACGCGGGTGCTGGTGACGCGGGTTCCAACAACATGCCCGGTCGCGCACAGTGAGCTGGTCACCGTGACGGTGGGGTTAACCGCCCACCGAAGCCGCCCGTCAGCGTTGACCGTGTTGGAGGCGACGGCGACCAGAGTCAGAACCGTTACTGCTGCCGGGGTGAGCGGGTCGAACGCCACCGTGACCGTCGTTGTTTTGACCTGCCCGTTGAAGGCGGGGTAGCCGAGCAGGTCGAACATGTAGCCCTGGTAGCTCGAGGTCGCTTGCACAAAAGCTGAGGCCACCTTGGCCAGCGGCGTGGTTGGTGTTGGTGTTGGTGTTGGGGTCGTCGTCGTGGAGTTGTCGGTGACCTTCCGCATGGAGGTCAGGTCTTCCACCAGGCGGCAGCCGATCTGCGTGCCGGGTGTCTCGATCGTCAGTCCGCCGGGGGCGCTGACACCGATCAGGGCACGCGCACCGCTCTGCAGCCAGACGTACTGCTTGCTGTCGGGGAACCGGGCGGCGCGGGCAGACGAAACCGGCACAAAGCGGAACTCGTAGGTTCCTTTCTTCGGGTGGCGGAACTTGAAGAAGTTGTATTGGTCAACTGGGGCGGTGCCACGGATGCAGAAATGCTGTTCGGTGAAAATCCAGCTGGTGGCGCCGACCTCGCGGTAGTGGATCGTGAAGACGCTTGTGCGCCAGTCGTAAAGAGTCTGCGTGCCGCTGGTGACGGCCACGTTGTTGTCGTCCAGGCGCTGCAACCTGTCGCCCGAGGGTACGGTCTGGAAGTTGCAGATGCCGTTCAGCCGGGTCCACACCTGTGACTTCAGGCAGACTTCGGTCTGGTCGCACGGGCGGGTGTTTTTCACCACCCCGAGCGCCGTGCGCGATAGGGGATAGAACGGGTTCTCGACGAGGAACTCGCCAAGGCGGACGGTCTTGTTCTGATCAACCGGATCTCGCGAATCGATATGAGCAGAAGGTGGGATGCTGAAGGAGGGGCCTCCGACAATCTCGATGCACTCCAGCGTAATCAGTTGGGTCTTGCCGGCGTCCCAGACATCCAGTGAACGGTTGGTGACCTTCCAGATACTGGCCCCGAGCTGGATCATTTCACCGATCTGGAGGATCGAGTCGGAACGAGCGCACTCGGAGTCGAGGATGTTGGTCATGTCCTCCATCGTGAACTCCTTCGTGAAGTCGTCGCCGAGGTTGTCGCGACTGAGCTTCTGGCCACGGATCGCGTAGGTGATGGTGGCGCCCACCGTGGCCGTGTTCACATCGATACCGATGCTGAACCCGCCGCTGGGGATCAAGCCCTGACGGCGAGGCCACCCGCAACCGACGCCAGTCATCAGCGGGAAGCCCGCGTTGGGCCCCGCGATCTTTCGCCGTTCCCACTTGGCCAGCTGCTGGGAGGTTTCCTCGGCGTCCTTGAGGTACGACACCACCCGCCAGTTGGTACGGAGGGGCAGCCCGTTGGGGATGGCTTCGTAGATCCCGAAGCTGGTGTTGTTCGAGGGGACGTATGCGCCGCAGAAGGATCCCTCCGGGAATCCCATCAGGTTGAAGAGGTTCTCAGCGCCGTCGGGGTCGCCGGAAGACTTCGAGCCCTGCGTTCCGTAGAGCAGGTTTGCGCGGGTGCATTTGCCGGAGGAGCTGTACCAGAACGCGAACTCGCTGCTCAAGGTGTTGGTGAGCGAGTTGTTGCCAACGAAGATGCCGGCGCGGTCAGGGGGCAAGACACCGCCCTCGGATACCACCATGTTGAGCTTGGCGGCCTGCTGACCCCCGAACGATTTGATGCGCGAGTACACAAGCCGGGGACTGACCAGAATCCCGCCGCTGGTGCCCGTCCATCTCGTCCAAACGATTGGCAGTGTGTCGCCATACTGCGCTAGTTCCTGTGAGGACTCAAAGCCGTAGGTGCTGGCAAAGCGTTCAGTGCCGCTGCGGCCGGCTAACTGACGCGATCCGCCGCCTTTCTGGTCTGGTGCCGAGGGTTTAGGCGTGAGCAGGTACGCCGCAGCTGTCAGTGCCGCGCCAATGACAAGGTTGATAACAACCGTCCAGAAGATTGCTTCGTTTCGTATGTCTGGTACTTGGTCATACGCAGCGGGTCGCGTTCCTGCCTTGCTCTGGGCGAGTTGAGCAAACTCTTGGTATTCGGCTTCGCTGCAGCCGAGGATGGCAATCAGTTCCCGTTCCCAGGGAAGCAGAGGTCTGCTTACTCTCTGTGCCTGAAAAGCTGACAGCTCCTGACGCCGGTGAACGGAAACCACCGCACCTTGCTGCTGATCCCGCTGATGATCAGAAGGCCCTGGTCCCAGACCACCGCGAACACCCACGACTGCTCGGCTACTAAGGCAACGTCCCCATCGTAGGCGGGGCCACTGATACGACTTCCCCAGCGCAGCAGGTCGCGGTAGACGGTGAACCGGTTGCAGCGATACCAGTCAGAACGAAACGTCGGGCAGGGGAGACCCAACCGCTGGCGGACGATGTAGACCAAGTGGATGCAGTCGATCTTGCCCTCGGGGCCGCTGCCGTCGGCACCCAGTTCGTAGCGGCGGCCGATGAGGTCGATCACCGCATGTAGAGAGAGGCGGTCGTCGGTAGAGGGCCGACCAAGTCGGCTGTGAGGCTGCGGAACGGAATGTCACCGCCGACGGCATCCAGCACAGTGTTCAGCTGCAGGACCGCCGCGGTCTCGTCCCAGCTGCCGGAACTCACCTGCCCGACATAGCGGTAGAGCTGCCGGCTTGGCTCCAGCAACTTGACATCCACCTTGGCCACCCACTGGTTGTCGATGGCCTGCCGGACCCAGGAGCGGGTGAGTGCCGTGTTGGGGAAGATGAGGTTCGCCGTCACGTTGTCACCCTGCCTGTTGATGACGCCGCCCGAGAAGGAGAACGGCAGGAAGTTGGCCGCCTGGATGCTGTGGTTCTGGAAGGTCAGGTTGTTGAGCGTCAGCTCGTGGCCAAAGATCAGTTCCATCAGACTCCGATCTTGCGGCGGGTGGAAGGTGAGTGCTGCATCCGACGCAGCGTCTGCTGCTCGGCCTGCTTGGCGGTGCTGCGCATCCCAGAGGTGAACTGGTCTTGGGTCACGTAGTTGCGACCCTCGAACTGCAGCACAGGACCGGTGGTGACGCTGATGGTCATAGCGCCTGAGCCGCCGGTGGAGGACGGTCCACCGGTGGGATCGGCTCCGTCAATCACGGAGCTGCCTCGAGAGCCCGCATTCCAACGGGCCATGGCGCTGCCCATCTTGCTGCTGGGAATGACGTACTCGCTCTCGCCACCCTCGCCGATCATGGCCTTCGTGGGGCCGGTGACGAAGCCGCCGGTGGCCATGAAGCTCGGGGCGCCTGGCATGAACATTGAGCTGCCGCCGCCCACACCGGCGCCAGGCATGGCCACCGGACCAGCGCCGCTGAAGCCGCCGAAGCCGCCAGCGGCGCTGCCGAGGAAGTTCATCGCCAGGCCGATCACCTGCATCTCGATGTACTTGGCGATCATCTGGGCCGCCATGTCGAGGAAGTGACCCGCAATGCTCTGGAAGGCGTCAGCCAGGGCCTGCTGCGCTGACTTGGCGCCGCTGGCCACATCCTTGAATGCCGTGCCAAAAGCGCTGCCGATAGCGTTGGCGCC